CTAGTTTCATTAAACCCACTGGAGCATTTTACATTCCTGTAAATGCACAAGATAACTTTATAGAACTATATAAAACATGTATAAAAAAAAATGAATATCTTTATATTACTGAGAAACATCGTGATCTTTCGCCAATTTTAATCGATTTGGATTTCAGATATGAGAAAGAGAATACTATTCCTATCCGTCATCATACCCCCAATGATATTAAAATAATCGTTCAAAACTATCTTTCTTGTTTACAAAAATATGTAGTTATTCCCGATGATCTAGCGATTTATGTGATGGAGAAGCCAGCTCCTGTTATTGATAAAGTGTATGTGAAAGATGGCATTCATATTGTTATTCCGGATATTGTAACCAAGCCCACGTTGCAGTATATTCTCAGAAATGAAATGATATCTCTTTTACCAGTACAGTTTGCCCATTTACCACTTAAGAATTCATGGGATGATGTGATCGATAATGCGATTATTGAAAAAAATAATTGGATGATGTATGGTAGTCGAAAGCCTAATGCGGAACCTTATAAAATCACATATATTTTCGATAAAAACATGGAATTACTGCCTATTCATGAAGATCATACAACTTATGTGGATATATTGAGTATTCGAAATAAATTCGATCTAACAGAGGTGACACCTGCCTATGAAGAAGTTGAAATCCAGTACGAAGCAGAAAAAGAAAGACAAGCTAGGAAACAGCCTGTTAAAATGTCAAATGTGAGTATCTTTCAGCCTCATCAGAATATTAAAAAGAATACGGTAAATGATTCAGATAGTGAGTACATTAAAAAGTTAGTGAATATATTGGATATTGATCGAGCGAATAATTATCAGAAATGGGTGAGATTAGGATGGTGTTTAAGAAATATTGACTATCGATTAATTGATGTATGGATTGAGTTTAGTCAGCGAAGTCCTAAATTCCAGGAAGGTGAGTGTGAAAAGATGTGGAATTATATGAAAGATGATGGATTAAATATTGGAAGTTTGCATTTATGGGCGAAGGAGGATAATCCGGATGAATATAAGAATTTGATTAAACGTGGTTTACAGACTTTATTAAATAACAGTGTATCTTCGGGAACACATACGGATATTGCGGAGGTAGTTCATTATATGTTTAAATATGAGTATGTATGTGTGAGTATAAAGAACAATTGTTGGTATGAGTTTAGGAATCATCGATGGATATCATGTGATTCTGGCTTTTCACTGAGAAATAAGATTTCAAAAGAATTATGTGATGTTTATTATAATTATCGGATCGTATTGTCACAGAATGCGGCATTGGCAGAAGATGATGATACTCGTAAGGGGTTTGATGTAAAATTAAAGAAGTTAGGGGATTTGATACCGAAGTTAAAGACATGTAGTTTCAAGGATAATATTATGAAGGAATCTCGAGAGATATTCTATATTGAGAAATTCGAGGAGAAATTGGATAGTAGATGTCATCTAGTGGGTTTTGAGAATGGAGTATTTGATTTAGAGAGTTATGAATTTCGCGAAGGTAGACCTGAGGATTATATATCATTCACCAGTGGAGTTAATTATAATCCGTATATTGAAGATGATAATGCACGGGATCTCCATGAGTTTATTAATCGTATTTTTACCAAACCTCATATGAAGGAGTATTTCTTGACCCTATTGGCTAGTTTTCTAAATGGTAATATTAAAGAAGAGCGCTTTCATATCTTGACCGGCGGAGGTTGTCATGCGAAAGATGCAAAGATAATGATGTATGATGGAAGTGATAAATTAGTGCAAGATGTTATAGTAGGCGATAAATTGATGGGAGATGATTCTACACCAAGAGTAGTTCAACAACTATTTAGGGGACATAGTGATATGTATGAAATTATTCCAGTGAAAGGTGAGAAATTTACGGTAAATGGAGATCATATATTAGTTTTAAAATCATCAAATTGTTTTGGAATTTCTAGAAGATCAGATTATAAAGGTAACAAAGATAAAGATACCAAAGATAAAAAAATTAAATTCAAAGCTAATTGGGTAGAATATTCAAATAATGATAAAGTTCTTATAAATAAATCTAAAACTGTTTCAACGAAGAAGGAAGCTGAAGATATTATTATTGAAGCTAAAAAATATAAAAACGCTGTTAATATGAATGATATAATTGAAATGTCAGTTAAACAATACATTAACTTGCCACAAAGTATTCGAGTTCTACTAAGTGTTTATAGACCTGATATGGTTAATTTTGAGGAAAAGGAAGTGACATTGGATCCATATTTCTTGGGATATTGGCTAGGCGATGGAAATAGTTATGATCCAGCATTTACAACAGGAGATTTTGAGGTGGTTGAATATATTGAAGAATATTGTAAGCAAATTGGTTGTAGTATGTCAGTTTATGATGATAAAGGATTAGCAAAAACTTATGGTATTCGTGGAATTGAATATGGAAAAAATAAGATAAGAGATGGATTAAACAAATATAATTTATTTCAGAATAAGCATATACCTAATGAATATAAGATTAATTCTAAAGAAGTCCGTATGGAAGTGTTAGCAGGAATTATTGATAGCGATGGACATTATCAAGAAAAGATGAAACAATATGAAGTGACTTTAAAATCTGAAATTTTGATTGATCAAGTTATTTGGTTAGCACGATCACTTGGTATGTCTTGTTATAAATCTAAAATTAAAAAGAAGTGTACAAATACTGGTAAAATAGGTGATTATTTCCAAACAATAATAGTGGGTGATAATATCCATAAAGTGCCTGTTAAAATATTGAGAAAGAAAGCTGGAAAAAGAACTAGTAATATAAATCCTCGTAAACTATCTTTTAAAGTTAAAAAAGTGAAAGATGACAATTTCTATGGTTTTGAATTAGATGGAAATCACAGATACCTTTTAGGCGGTGGAAATTTTACAGTAACGCATAATTCCAATGGCAAAAGTAAAGTACTAGACCTCTTTGAGCAGTCTTTCGGGGACTATTGTTGCAAATTGCCGATTACCCTACTTACGCAGAAACGTGCATCGAGTAATGCGGCTACTAGTGAGTTAGCGAGGACGAAAGGTAAGCGTTTTGCATGTTTACAGGAGCCTAGTGAGGATGAGAAATTGAATGTGGGTTTGATGAAGGAGTTAACAGGAGGTGATAAGATTATGGCCAGGGCTATTTATAAAGAGCCTATAGAGTTCAAGCCACAATTTAAGATGGTACTAACATGTAATACATTGCCGACAGTACCATCAAATGATAATGGTACATGGCGACGTTTGCGTGTGATAGAATTTACATCAAAATTCGTGGATCATCCGAATCCAGATAATGAGAATGAGTTTGAGATGGATATGGATTTAACTCAAAAATTCGCGATTTGGAAGGAGTACTTTATTAGTTTGTTAATAAATTATTATAAAAAATATACGGAGGGTGGTGTGACAGAGCCGGATGAGGTTCTTGTTTGTACGAAAGAGTATCAGAGAAATAATGATGTATTCTTGGACTTTGTAGAGCAAGAGTTTGAGAAAAATGATATGACGTTTGTGACATTTAGTCAAGTCGTAAATTGTTTTAAGAGTTGGTTAAAGGAGAATAATATAAATCATGTTTCATTAAAATTAAAAGAGTTAACTAGTAATTTAGAAAAATGTTTTGGTAAAAAAGTAAATGTAAGCACGGTTGTTGGTTTTAAAGGTTGGCAATTTAAAAATGATGCCTTTAATATTCATGATGAATTAGGCAAATAGTCTCATAAAAGTTTATTTTTTATCTTATTTAATAATAAATGTTATTGAGCGTTCAATCTATCATTCTTACAGTCGTATATGGTTTATGCATTATTATAGGATCAATTATGTTGATTCCTTTAGCTTTTCAAGCTAAAATGATGGATGTATTTATTACAGCTTCAATAATGACTTTAATTTATGTTGGATTACTTATATATGATACGAATTGTTTAACAAAAGGCCAATGTAATGTATGGAGTTGGATAAGAACAATTTTATATCTTATTCTTCCTATTATTGTAATTCTTATGGAAATATCTATGATAAGAGCACTTCGAAGCGAGAAGTATCAAAATTAACAATTCCAGTACCTGACCAATGTCCATAGGCACTAATATCAAATTTCTCTTGAGTTATGCTATTCCAGAAATTAACCATTCCTTCATTAATTTTTATATCGTCTAATATAACTAGACCTTTATATCCTATTTTTTCTAATTCATCTATCATAATGTGTTCAGTATAACCAGTATGATCGATGTCAATAAATACCAAATCAGTATCTTTAACAATATTATGGAGTTCACCGACAGAATCTTTTACAAAACATTTAACATTTGGTTTAGCTTCAACAGTTAGTATATTAGGATCAGCAGGAAATGAATTAAAGATATCATAACTTTCAACTTGTTTGGATTCATTATAAGACAAAGCATTTGTACCATTTCCTACAAAAGTTCCGATTTCAATAATTTTAGGAGATTGAATTTGAGTAGATAAATAAGCTAACAGTTTATAATGTTCAGTTCCAACATCTTTATTAAAATATTGAACAAACTCAGGTTTCCATTCAATATATTTTTCTAATGTTGCTAGATCAATAGCGTTGATGACATCTTTATTCAGTATGATCTTCTGCTTTTGCATTTTATATATATAGTAAAAAAAATAATTTAAAAATACGCATATGTATAATTCATCAAAATTTGAAATCAAAATTTGAAAAAATCACATAAGTATAATATATATAATTTATATATATATACAATGAATTCACGAGAATATATTGGTCAAAGTTTGAAAACAATTATAGAAATGTTACATGATCGTAAATATAAAACAGGAATTACACCCGAAGGTGTATTTGATCTCATAGGTAATAATCCAAATTATTTTGAATTTACGATTGATCGAATTAAAGTGGTGTATTATTTGCCATCTAAGTTTAAATGGGCAGATTTAAAGAAATCATTTGAAGATGAAGACCCTTATAGTTTATATATTTTAGTGGTAAAGGAAAAACTCACACAGAATAATATAAAATTTATAAATTCGATGAAGTTAGGAATTCAGATTTTTGAAATTAAAGAACTACAGTTTAATATTTCCAAACATAAGTTGGTTCCAAAACATGAGTTAATCAGTGATCAAAATGAAGTAAATGATATTATTCAGAAGTATAATGTGAAAACAAAATTTCAATTGCCAATTATTCAAAAAACAGACCCTATGGCTAAATATTTAAATTTGAAGAATGGTGATATTATTAAAATTATACGTGTTAGTCCTACAGCTGGAGAATATATTAGTTATCGTTGTTGTTTATAAATATTTTCTTTCTAAACTATAAATAACAATGGGCTCATCAGAATATGATACTACTTATTATAATTCATATCTTAAGTCATTATATGAACCAAGCAGTTCCGGTAATGGAAATACGAATAATGCTGTCTATCATGTTGATACATTTTTATTTAATTTAGCAAATACAACATCTGCAACTCCAAATAAAATTGAAAGTCAAACGATTTCTGCAAATACTTTTAAGAAACTTAATAATATTACATTTAAAAGTGAGAATTTAGAACAAGCTGATATTCGCGCAAGTGAAATATCTACAAAAAGTGATGATGATTATAATTCCACAACAACAATACCTGAAACGACAGATCCTAATATTATAAAATTAAAAAATTCTGCAAATAAAGAGTATGTTCGATTAACTTTAAATCAATCAAGTACAGAATTTGTGGATTTAACAGCCTTAAAACAATCGATCACAGATAATATTCACTCGAATACATTAGATACTAAAAGTAATACTAAAATGAATGAATACATGAGAGATATATTCACTGGCACATCTAAATATTTTTTTAAAAATGGAGTAATTTATATACGTTCAATTGCAAACGATCAATCTACTTATTATTTACAAGCTATATATTATTTAGGAACATTATCCAATAGCAAATTTAATCTTTTATTTGATGATATTCAAAATACTACTAAAATAACATTATATAAGATTGTTAAAGCTAAAATTGCTGAATATATTAATTTTAATAAGACTAATAAAGATCCTAAAACTCAAAAGAAAATTACTGAGAATTTTATTGTAAATTTACTTAATTTTAATGGACCTGTTTATTACAAATTAAGAAATGATACAATTAAAGCTTTTACAGTTAAATCTCAATATTTTAACATTGCTGAAAACCAAGCAGTTATTTCATATTTTAAGATGATTGCAATCGATCTTTATATTAAAACATCTTATAATTTAATTGTATATGATTACATATCTTGTTTAACAGAAACATATATCGAATATGGTGATTTTATTAATTCTAGGTTAGGTTTATTAGCAAAAGTAATATATACAAATTACTTTGTAAACAAGATTAATACTACTTATAAACCCTCTCAGTCTTCTGAAAATATACAAGATATTGTGACAATTGTGTCGAATCTTCAAGAATATTTAAGCAATATTAATAGTAAAGCTAAAGCTGCAGATTTACATATAGATTTACATAATAAATCAAATCAAGTGGTTGATAAAAATCAAACCGTACAATCTTTGAGTAAACAGATAAGACAAAATCAATTAGCAATGAGAAATGTAATCTATAATACAGCTACTTTACGTAAACAATATAAATATAAAATGATAGAATTAATTGTTTTAATTCTGACTCTGATTATTATTATAACAGTATCTTGTGTATTATTATTTTTAGATACAGAAACGAATGGTTTTAAAAATTATGTGTTATATATAAGTGGCATTACTGTGCTAATTATTTTAATATTAGAACTTGCCAAAATTATATCAAATATTGTTAAAAAATCTCATTAATAAATAAATGGTTTATATATCTGAAACAGATATTATCACAAATAAAATTAAATATTTGGATAATACTCACAAATTCAATGATTATAATGAAATTGATAATTTAAATACCAATCTATTGAGTGCGAATACGATAGAAGTTCAAAGACTATCATTATTTAATGATCAATTAAAAACAAAAGTAATGAAATATAAGCAAGATTATATGTTGACAGATTATTCTATTCACGAAATTAGTATGTATAATAATATTTTAGCTTTTACTATTATTGTCGTATGTTTCTTAATATTTTGTGTAGTTAAGACTTCTCGAAAAGCTATGATCTGGATATCAGTGATTGTAGGAATAATCTATCTTATTGTTATTATGATAATATTAAAATCGAATGCCAATCGTAGAAGTTCTTCGTGGTCACAGTGGTATTGGTCTCCAGTAATTAAAAAGAACTAATCAAAAAAAAAGAACTAAACAATCAAAAAAAACCTAAACAAATATAAAATGGGTTTAATGGATCAATTTAAGACAATAGGTTTACTTGTTTTAGGAGCTGCGATTTTGATAGCACATGTGGTTGTTTTCATGTTGAATCAGTTTATATTTACGGTAATGCTTTCTTTATATATTATTGGTTATACGATACTTATTCTTGTAATTACTTATAAGAAGAGAAATTGCTATGATATTACGAATTCGAACAAATTTAATGAATTAAATTTGATATATAATATGAGTATTTATACAATTTTCTTACAGGTCTTTTTAATTATATTATCAGTGGGTTATATGTTTGCAGAAAAATATATTAAAAAGTATTAATATTAAGCAGCAGGTAAATAAATTATTTTTTATTTTTATTTTAATATTTGAATATTATTTCTTTGTTTAAATAAATATTCAATGTCTGATCTAGCAGGATATATTAATATATCACACAGTAATTCGTACTACTTTACTAATGCATCTAACAATGATATGATGATTTATCCTGAAACATCCAACCAAAGTATTCATATTGGAATTGCCAGTAACTCGACGAGTTTACTATCTATGAATTCTAACACGATAACATTGAATTCTAGTAATGTGATAATCAATGGCCAGTTAACAGTTAGTAATGTAGAATATATTACAAGTAATATCACGATTTATAACAGTGAAACTGTTCAGAGTAATTTATCTGTCTATCAAGTAGCAACTTTATGCAATGCTGTGAATATATATGGTGCTGCAGCATTATCCAATGGGTTGACCGTATATAATAAAGGAACCACTACGCTTTCCAACCCAGTGAATATATATGGCGCAACTACACTTTCTAATACATTGACTACTACAGGAGGCACAACTACACATTCCAATGATGTGAATATATATGGTAATATATCCGCAAAAAATATGGGAATGTTTAGAAATCGAGTTATTAATGGCGCGATGACTGTATTTTCACAATCATCATTTGTGGTTCCTTCGAATTTACCAGCGGCAGGTTGCAACTGTAGTCCAGTTGCAGTTGGAATAGCACCAACCGCTGGTTGGACTGGTGCTGGTAATCCTGGAAGCATTGCATTTTCGAATGTACCTTTAACTTCAAATGATTTACCGAATCAATATGGTTTTACAAATTCAATACGTGCGACAGCATCAAATTGCACAGTTTCTTTAACAGGTGTTTCACTTATAGACACATATATTCCAGGAAATTATGTCAGTGATTTATGCTGGGGTACCAGTAATGCATTACAAGCCACATTGTCTTTTTGGTTAAGAACAGGTATGTCAACTGGTTCAAATGTTGGCGTCTATGTTGGTAATACTCATTTAGTATCAGGTAATGTGCAATACGGTTTTCAATCAAATGTTGGAAATCTATTAACCAATACATGGCAACTTATTAATATGACGATTCCAACGCCTCCATCTTCTGTATTATTTTGCTCAGGAAATATATCATCAATCCGAATTTGTATAGGTACATCCAGAACGGACGGTTTTATAACATCATCTGGTGCTAATTGGAATCTATCAGGTGGATATACAGCATATTCGTCAACTACGACCTGGGTAGGAACACATCAAAATTTTATAGAAGTAACCGGGCTTCAATTTGAAAGAGGAACAATAGCTACTCCTTTTGAATTTAGAAATTATCCAATTGAATCGCAACTTTCTTATTTAAGTCCTTATACATCAGGTAATGGTTATGTCGGCATTGGCACAACAAATCCATTTTATCTTTTACATGTCGAAAATTCAGATGCTTTTAATAATGCTCACACCACAAGATTCTATGCGCCTAATCTGAACAATTCTAAATATACAGCAATTCATATCGGAAAAAACATTTCGACTAATAATGAATGGATGATTGGACATTATCATGTAGCAGATGGCTCATCTTCAAACTTTCTTGGATTTTCTCCAAGTCAGGGTGGATGGAACATGGCAATTACGGCTGGTGGCAATGTCGGCATTGGCGCAACAAATCCATCCTATTCTTTAGATATTGCAACTGGTTCGATTGGTACTTCAAGTACTACTGCTGATATGCGTTACTATCATTCTAGTGCATTGTCTCATATATTTTATACAGCTGGTACCGCACGTGCAGTAATAAATTCCTCTGGTGTGTATCCATATTCTGATAACTCAGGTAATTCAGGTAATCCAAGTTCGAGATGGGGCGCTGTATATGCTGTAAATGGTACAATTCAAACATCAGATGAAACTGAAAAAGATTCAGTACCTCTCCTATATGGTCTTGATGATATTATGAAAGTTACTACAATTAAATATAAATGGAAGACGCAAGCTGATCTTCCAGATGATGATCCTACTAAGAACTACGAGTATTATGGTGTTTGTGCTAGAGAACTAAATACATTATTCCCAGAGTTGGTTTATAATGAAACTGCGCCATATCAAATTAATTATAGTGAATTAACCCCAATTCTTATTAATTCTATTAAAGATTTGAAAAAAATAACAGATGATCAAGCTACCTTAATTGCTACACAAGCTTCGCAAATTGCCACTCTAACTACTCAAGTTAACCAATTGTTAAATAAATAAATTACATACTAATCGTACGATCCACAATCTTCGACATATATTCATCATGGGATACTATTATCACCGTCCTATTCTGCATTACTAACTTAAATAATCGATCTATAAATGTTTTTGTTTCTTTATCAATAGATGCCGTTGGCTCATCCATTAATAATATCTCAGGATCTTGCACTAACATACGCAATATCCATACCACCTGCCGTTGCCCACCCGATAATTTCGAACCATGTTTACCTACCATCTGATCTAAACGATCCTCACTAAATATATGCTCCAATTTCAAATATTTAATCATTTCAATCACCTCTTGTTTTGATGCTTTACGATTGCTTCGCGAGCCCGTGCTTTGAGAGCCTGTGCTTTGCGAGCCATACACTATATTCTCATAAAGCGTACGATTTAGTAAGATAGGATTCTGTGGAATATACCCTATCTTATTACGTATGTCTTCACGTGGTATAATCTCAAATGGTGTACCACGATAATAGATATGACCACTCATTGGTGTTTTATAACGCATTAATAATTTTAATATAGTCGTCTTACCACTGCCTATCTGACCCACAATTAATAGTTTCTCGCCCTGTTTAATATCCAATGTAAAATCCTTTAATATATACTTGCGCTTTGCCGGATCCTTGTCTTCTGCCTCATAATAATAATTCACCTTATCAAAATATATATAACGTTTCGCTAGTTCTGGATCTACATTATAAGGCGTATGGTTTATGTTTGCCGATGGCATCGACTGGAATATATTCATATCTTCTGTTAATGCGCCTTGACGAAATGCTGCATCTCTAAAATCATCCGTCGTCTTTATAATCGAATTAAATACATATAAATATATAATAATCATCACCGTAAATTGCTCCACCTTTATCTTATTTTGCATACATAACTGATATCCAATCACTATAAATGCAAGAAGAGATAATAACAAGATAGGCATTAGAATAAACTTATATTTAACTGTGCATTTTATAGATAATATACCATATGCCTTATATTCATCATAATATGTATTTAAATATGCCATTTCTGATTCCCTCGTATTCGCATTTAATATACTTGTTACATTCGTTAATACATCATCCACATTCTCATTTACATCATTCAAATACTTCTCTCGCGTTTTAGATAATGATTGACAATTTGACATCGTCAGTAAAGATATATAATAATAAATAATAACTAAGATAATCATAATTATACATAACTGAATATTTATAACACCTATATATATAATCGCAATTATAAATACGAATACCTGTGGTATGAAAACTGCCTTATATGCTTCCATATAATTATATAAAGTTCTAGGGAAATGTGCCAAAATAGATAGCACTTTACCATTTAATATATCCTGCAAATTACTACTACTCTGCTCAAATACATAATCCAAGATCTTTTTAGATATAAATTTCTGAAATATTGGATAAAACTTTATATCTATAAAATCATTAATCACTCCTCCTATCTGTATAATAACTAATGTTGCCAACAAGACATAGATATAATAATAACTTATATTCTTATTACGCAGTGATTCTAATATTTTCCCTATAATATGAGGTATGCCAATATCTCGAATCGGAGTAATAATAAGTACGATTATATAACCGATAAATAAATTCTTATTACTTGCCAAAAATTCACGGATTAATGAATTTAGCGTGATTTGGGGGATCATGTTTTTGTTTTAATTTATACAAATAAAATAAAAATAAGATTTTTGTGTTTTTGTTTTTATGAGTTCCTAAGAATAAGTGCCATTTTCTAATTTAATTGTACGATCTACTATTTTGGACATATATTCATCATGTGATACGATAATCACCGTCCTATTTTGCATGACTAACTTAAATAATCTGTCGATAAATGTTTTTGTCTCTTTATCAATAGCTGATGTCGGCTCATCCATTAATAATATCTCTGGATCTTGCACTAATACACGCAAAATCCATACCACTTGACGTTGTCCACCCGATAACTTAGAGCCATGTTTACCTACCATTTGATCAAGGCGATCTTCTGTAAATATATGATCTAACTGTAAATATTTAATCATATTTATTACATCCTGTTTTGTTGGCGAGCCTTCGGCGCCGGCGTCAGCGCCATATACTATATTTTCATAGAGTGTACGATTTAGCAAGATAGGCGTTTGTGGGATATATCCTATTTTATGACGGATCTCTTCACGAGATATATTTTCAAAAGGTGTGCCACGATAATAGATATGTCCACTCATCGGTGTTTTATAGCGCATTAATAATTTTAATATAGTGGTTTTACCACTACCAATTTGCCCAATAATTAATAATTTCTCACCTTGTTTAACATCTAGTGTAAAATCCTTTAATACGATCTTTTGTGTTTGGGTATCTGCTTGCCCATAACTATAATTTACATGATCAAAATATAGATATGATTTTGGAGAAGGATTTGTAATGGGTCCTTGATTTGTATGTTCTATTGGCATGGAATTAAATATCTTAATATTCTCTTTTAACATGCCGTCGCGTAAAGATGCATCTCTAAAATCATCTATTGTTCCAATAATAGAATTAAATATATAGAGATAAATAATAATACATACTATAAATCCTTCGATTTTAAGTTTCTTCTGCATACATAATTGATATCCAATGGTAATAAATGCTAATAGTGAAAATAGTAATACTGGCATTAATATAAATTTATATTTGATCGTACATTTAATCGTTAATAAACTTAATTCCTGATATCGATCAAAATATGCTGCTAAATTTCGTAACTCTGTGTCTTTAGTATTTGAATTGAGTATTCCGACTATATTGGATAAAACATCATCTATATTCTCATTCATCGTAATTAAATTCTTTTCTCGGATTTCAGCCAAGCCATTACACTGTGTCATTGTCTTATATGCTAGGAAATAATAGATAATGATGATTCCGAGTACAATGAATCCTAGATATTTATGTACTAAACTTATATAGACAAGAGCGATAGTAAATACAAGAAACTGTGGTAAGAAATTAGATTTGAAGGAATCCATATAATTATATAATGTCTTAGGAAAGTGAGCTATAGTGGATAGGATTTTGCCATTAAAAATATCCTGAAGATTGACACTACTCTGTTCAAATACATAGGTTAATATTTTTAAGGATACATATTTTTGGAATACTGGAAATAATTCTATATCTATAAATTCATTAATCGTTGCACCTATTTGAATAAGAATTAAGGCTCCAAATAATACATAAATATAATAATAGCTTATATTTTTTTCACGGAGAGACCCTAGAATTTTACCAATAATATGAGATATGCCTATATCTCGAATCGGAATAATAATTAAAACCACAATATAACTAATAAATAGCTTCTTATGTGTAACAATAAAATCCTTAATCAAAGCTGATAGAGTAATCGGCATAGTCATATTATAGGTTTTTCTTATTTAATGCATATATTTTCTTTTTTGTTTAAAACTAGTAAACACTATTTCAAACCGATGATCCATATTTTGACAGTCATATGGATTACCAAAACGATCATATAATCTAACCCTTAATTTATTCAATCTAGGAATGGATGGAGAAAAATGTTTAATAATATTTAATTCATCAATTATATTTAAATTAGTAGAACTGTTAGGAATCATAGCAAATGATTTATTTAAATCACGATCAATACTCTTTAACATATCAAATTGTTCTATATCCATAATAATATAGTTATTATAATTAAAATTTTTGCGAAATTCAGAACTAATCTCGCGATTTGTATCTGATGTATACTGTGTTTTCATATCAGAGAATCCTAATAAAATAGCGAGATTACGGGGTTTTCCTGCAAATAATAGACTGAATGCTAGTCTGTCTGATTCAAATGTAAAGTTATCTAATCGGGGAATGTATGAGACTGTAAAAGTAGTTGCGACGGAAGCAGCAGATACAGTGGCATTCATTTGTGATGTTATTATGGTGGCTAATTCAGTAGCGGTATAATTTCCATTTGGAATGGTAGCCATATAAGAATTTGAATTTATATTAAAATAAATCGTATTGAAGTTTGCATTTATAAGATATAAGGACATTGGTATATCTATATAAATAAGCTTAGCAGTCTTAACATCATTTATATCATCTTCAAAGGGAACATCATAGTAATTTGGATTAGGGAATAAGGTTTTATCTCTGACGCGACTATCGACGACGACTCTAGTATATTTAGTTTCTTCATCGACATAATCTTCGGGGAATTTTATAACTGCTTTCTTATAAAAGTCTTCTTCCATTTAGTATATATAAATAAAATATATAAGAGTTTGCCTTATATAAAAATTAAAAAGAAATAGAAATGAGTAAATTTTATTCAGACAAAAATCTGAATCTTTTAGTGAATATTTCCAAGAAATATTTTGAAGATAAATATAATTTTAGGATTAATCAAGATCGAGAAATAAAAGAATTAAAAGATAATATATATGAATTTATGATGGAAGTGAATGCAGAATGTCATGATAAACCGAATATACCATTTGAAAGAAAAAATATTGCTGTCTTAAATAGTATTAAAGAAGTTTATACGAAACGTTATAAATTAATTCCAGCCGATGACTCACCTCCTGTTATGGCTAGAGAAAACGCAATAGCACCTGCGATGAAAAAGCCAAATATGCAGGCATTATCTCGTGATCAGGAGCTTTATGGTAATCGCCCGGTTAAAATGTCAAATAATATTATTCCTGATATAAACCCATATCAGAAAAGACAAACTTCGACAAATTCGGGGAATCCGGGGAATCAGGTACATGATATTAGTAGAATTATAGACAATCGTAATAATGAGCCTTTTATAGATAAGAAACATAATTTAGATATGTCAAAGTTAGGACCAGTAACGCGTGATACTGCTGAAGAAAATGAGGTTTTTATGTATAAATTACAGG